TAAATATGTTTGTTTAGCTGGCCTGTATCATTCTATCTACGGTAATCAATATTTTAAACCACAGTTTGCTGTTAAGAGAAGTTTTATTAAAAAGACAATCGGTGTGAAAGCAGAAGCTTTAGTTTATAAATTTAATAATACGAAGAATAGAGATGAGTATTTTTTAAAATATGCTAACAAGTATAAAGAATTATTTTTAATTTGTTATGTTAATTTATTAGATCAATCGGAAGATAGCGATGATTTATTAAATAGATATGTAGAGAAATACAAAAAAATAAACAAAGGTTTTAAGATAAGTAAACATGTTGATGTTATAGATAATCTTTTGGATCAAACAGATTATTATAATATATCCAACGCTATATTAGATAAAGGTTTCCCTTGGTATTTTTCTGATGGTAAAGTAGAAGATAGCTATCCTCAATTTGTACACACTTTTGTTTACAACAGCGCAGTAACTTCTGACTATATAAAATATCTTGACCCAATATTTAAAAAACTAAACGTTAAAAGATTATTCAGAGTTAAATTAAACTATACTTCGAAAACATCTAACATTATTAATTATGCTTTTCATCAAGATGTTAATATAGCTTGTAAAACAGCAGTGTATTATATTAATACAAACAATGGATACACTAGAATAAAAGACGGTAAGGATATTGCCAGTAAGGCAAATAGAATAGCTATCTTTAATAGTTCTCTTGAACATGCGGGATCTTCTTGTACCGATCAAAATTACAGAATAATATTAAACATTAATTATTTATAAAATGAATAAAGACTTAAATCGTTACATATTAAAAACTAAACTACTTACTAAAAAAGAATGTAAGACAGCAGTAGAAGAATTAAAAGATGTTAAATGGCATGAGCATTATTGGAACAGTCCTAGAGCTGGTATCACTAGTGACAATGGTAGCCAGGAGCCTGAAACAACATCTGAACTTATACCTTCACATGAGTCTATTATGAAAAAACTGCATCCAAGAATATTGCAGTATATGAAATATGTTGATCTTCCTTGGTATGATGCTTGGAACGGATACACTCAATTAAAGTTTAACAAATATACAACTAACACTAAAATGAAAATACATTGTGATCACATACATGGTTTTCATAATACGGGACCTACAGGTGTTCCTATTTTAAGTTGTTTAGGATTATTAAATAATGACTTTGAAGGTGGAGAAATTATGATGTTTGAGAATGAAAAAATAAAATTAGAACCAGGTCAGTTGCTTATTCATCCATCTAATTTTTTATTTCCTCATGAAATAAAACCTGTTACAAAAGGTTTTAGATATTCATTTGTAAGTTGGGTGTTTTAATATGGGAATAAAGATATATAAGAATGTTTTACCGGAAGACTTAATTCAAGAAGTATTTACTTATTTAGATAACAACGCCTCTAAAAATATTTGGCGTTCAACAATATATTGGAAAGATAAATTAAAAGGTAGAAATCCAACAGCTTTACAAGTTACAGATCTTCCTATTTTTATGTCTGAAAGAGTTATTAATTGTTTTGAGAAATTAAATAAATCTTACAAAAAATACAAACATCATTGCATGTTTTATATATGGCCACCTTTAAGTCATATCGCTTGGCACAATGACGGGCACTGGAAAATGGGTGCAAGTATATATTTAAATAAAACTTGGGACAGAAGCGATGGAGGTTTATTTTTATACACAGAAAAAGGACAGAATAAATTTTATGTTCCTGAGTATAATACTTGTGTTGTTAACACCGAACACACTGATCATGCAGTATCAGCTTTGGCTTCGCATGGTCCACATAGATTAAGCCTTCAAATATTTTCAGAATGAGTAATTAAAAGAGATAGAGATTCTATCTTCTTTTGAGTTATTAACATCTACAGAGTGTCTCAACCAAGACGGAAACAAAACTAAAAAACCATCTTTTGGACTAACATGCCACGCAGACGAATTATATCTATCATAAGAATTGACATGTGTTTTTGGTAAATAGCTACTCATCAAATCACCTATCGGATTTTCAAATATTAAATCTCCTGAGTCTTTAGGTGTTGATACATAATAAACTCCTGAGATAATAGCTTGAGGATGCATGTGAGATTTATTACTACAACCAGGTTTATTCACATTAATCCATAGATTTGACATTCTAATATCTTTTTTAATTCTTAAAGAAGAAGAAAAAACTCGCATAGGTGTTTCTAAACTTTTAGTAAATTCACTTATAACCTTATCAGGTTTATCTAGTAAATTAGGACTTTGATATCCACCTGCATTAGATTTAATTACTGAAACTTTTTTCTTAGATAAATTTAAACACAACTTCTTAAGTCGTTTAAGATCATTAGGAACTTTAGTATTTAAAGTTGGAACTGTAAATAATTCTGCTATCTGTATCATTTGCTACCTCTATTCAATTCTGCCATCGGAAAAAATGGTGCATCCATTTTAGTGAAAAAGATAGCCTGTGTCAATCGCTCTTGATTTTCTTTTAAATCATGCAGCGCTTGATGTGGAAAACAACCATCAAAACAAAATGCCGTATTAAAATCACCATTAGATGTAGCCAACAAAGATCTGTTAAGTTTATTATCATAAACATTAGTTCCGCTATTCTTTAAGTTTTTAGATAGATAAATAATAATAGTAAGCAAAGTATCTTCGTCACAATGTATGTTACCGCTTTTTTCTTTAACATTTTTTATTTTAGAGAATACGTTTTCAGCTATATATGTACATTTATGCACTGCTCCAAATATAGTTCTAAGTATTTTATCGTTTGATAAATGAAACAAAGGATAGTCAAAGTTGTGAAGTGATTTAGTTCTTACACCAATGCCATCAGTAGCTTCTTGAGTATAATCATAGGTATTAGCTTGTTTTATAATCTCATCAGGGTCGTCATAAAAATTAGGTATGGTATAAATGGGAAAGTACATTAGTAATAATTTAAATTAATAACTATTCTTCTATCTGAATTAGTTTGAGATACAGCTCTGTGTTTAATCGCTGAATCAAACATAACAATATGGTTTGATTTTGACTTAACTACTTTTCTTTTCCTTCCTATCTGAAACTCTGTGTATCCATTATTAGAATTTACATAAAATATAGCAGTCTTATGTTGCAACTTAAGATCGTTATATTGATCAACGTGCCAAGACGATTTAATTTCTTTACCTTTATTAATCACAAGATTAGCTCTAATATTTATTATTGCTATAGGTTTTAAATACTCTATTAAAGGAGCTACTAAATTAAAATAGTCTGATTGTATATTATGACTCCAATAGAAAGGATGATAAAAATAAGAACTATCCTTTACACTAGCTTGATGTGGATGATAGAACCATGGAAACTTTTCGGACATCATAGTGTCATGTAATGTTTGAAGATCCCCTAATTTTAAAACAGCTTCTTTTACGATCATAAAAACCTACTCCATGAAACAACCATTCGTCTACTAAAAGAATGTGCAGCGTGAGGTGTTCCTCTAGGTATATAAATAACACCGCCCTCCGATACTTCATATACTCTCTGTAAACTAGGAAAAGAATAATACGTAGATCCACATAAACCTATAATACAAACATCCTCATTATCTGAGTGTGGATTACCCATGCTACTTTTAAATGATGTAAAAATATCAGGTCTAAAATTTTTATCGTCTAAATTTTTAGCAAACACGTTAGCAAGTTGTTCATGTAAAGATCTAATTTTAGGGTGTCTTCTTACATCGAAAGTTTCAAAGACGTGAGAAAACACATCGGCATGATTTACACCAACATCAGGATTATGTTTTATCTCTGATCTAAAGTGGGACAAATCTAAAAGCTGAAATAAATCGTCAAAATAGAAGGGCGATTTATAGTCGACAATATTTTGAAAATGGACTATATCTCTCGGTAGAGGCGTCTTATTAAAGAATTTAACAAACTCTGACTTTAGGGTATTATTTTCTTTCATATTTGATGTGTACTATACTAATTATTAATATATAATCAAGTTATGCCGTTAAAGAAATTACAGTTTGTACCAGGATTTAATAAACAGGCCACAGCATCAGGAGCTGAAGGTCAATGGATAGATGGTGACAACGTTAGATTTAGAACTGGACTACCAGAAAAAATAGGTGGCTGGAAACAACTTACTGTGGCTCAAAAAGAGCTACCTGGTGTTGCCAGAGCACAACATGCTTTTACCTCTTTGGCTGGAGAAAAGTATACAGCTATAGGTACATCTCAAGGTTTGTTCTTGTACTATGGTGAAGACTTTTATGATATTTCACCTTTGGCAACTGCTATATCAGGAGCTACTTTTACATCAACAAACAACAATGCAACGGTAACAATAAATAAAGCCTCTCATGGTCTAGCCGTTGGTAGATACGTAACTTTCTCTTCAGTAACTTTACCTGGTGGTGGAGCTACAGGATATGCGGTAACAGATTTCACAGAAAAAACTTACGAGATTATATCTACAGCTACTAACTCATTTACAATTACCATGTCCGCTGTTGAGTCTGGCACTGGTATGACAGCAGCAGGTGCTGCAACCATTAATCCATACGAATTAGTTGGACCAACTTTTCAAACAACTGGTTACGGTTGGGGCACATATCTTTGGGGTGATTCTACGTGGGGCACAGCAAGAACCGTATCTGATGTAACGTTAGATCCAGGTATCTGGTCACTTGATAACTTTGGTGAAGTATTAGTTGCAACCATACACAATGGTAAAACATTTACGTGGAACGCTGGCGCTGTAGGAGCGAGAACAATTAGAGCTTCAACATCAACAACAAATTTTGCAACTACCAACAATCCAACAGCTTCTATCATGACACTTGTATCTGACAGAGACAGACACTTGTTTCATTTAGGAACTGAAACAACGATTGGTAATGCTAACACACAAGATCCTATGTTTATCAGATTTTCAAATCAAGAGGATTTAAATACATACGAACCAACCGCAACAAACACTGCCGGAACTTTTAGACTTGATGCGGGCAGCGAGATACGAGCGGCTGTAAATGCCAAAGACTATACACTTGTTCTTACAGATAGAGCAGCTTACGTAATACAATTTGTTGGACCACCTTTTACATTTAGTGTCAGACAAGTAGGTACAGGTTGTGGATGCATTGGGCAAAACGCAGTTGTGTTTGCGGATGGTGTTACTTACTGGATGGGTGATGCAGGCGGTTTTTTTGTGTATGATGGTACGGTAAAATCTTTACCTTGTTTAGTAGAGGATTTTGTATTTACAACAGATGGTGACAATCTTGGAATTAACTTTGGATCTAACCAAACTATCTCTGCTGGATATAATTCTTTGTACGATGAAGTTATGTGGTTCTATCCTAAGTTTGGATCTACACAAATTGATAGAGTTGTTACATACAACTATGCAGAAGGTGTATGGACTACAGGGTCATTAGCTCGAACAACATACGTTGACGCTTACGTATTTGATAATCCTTACGCAACAGAATACGCAGCAACAGGCACACCAAATTTTCCAATACAAGGTATCACAAACAGATTTGGTGCAACGACATATTACTCTCATGAAGATGGCACTGATCAAGTTGCAGACGGCATAACAACTGCGATACAAGCTTTTATTACATCAGGAGATTTAGATATTGATGATGGTCAAATATTTTCTTCTATTAGAAGATTTGTGCCTGATTTTAAATATCAGACAGGTAATTCTAAAGTTACCTTGTTTATTAATGATTATCCAAACAACACAAAGGCAAGCTCTCCTCTTGGACCTTTTACTGTTACGTCCACAACGGACAAAGTAGATACACGAGCTAGAGGTAGACTAATAGCTGTTAAGATTGAAAACGAAGCTGCAGGTGAGACTTGGAGATATGGAACTCTAAGAATTGATGCACAACCAGATGGTAGAAGATAATGGCAAAGATAACTATATTTATACCAGAACCAAAAGATCAATACGAAGCAGAAAACCAAAGGCAGATTGTTGCGTCTTTAGATAGTATGAAAAATCAACTTAACTTTGCTTTTCAAACAGAATTAAAAAATGAGCAAGACGCTTTCAACTATTTCATGAACTAATGACTATACAATATAAAAATCAAGGTTTTAAACAAACAGACACAAGTAAAACTACGGTGCTTACTTGTTCTACTAATGCAACAATTATAGTTAAAAGTATATATTGTGCAAACAATGATGCATCATCAGGTATTGTGGTAAATATGAATTTTGTTGACTCGTCAGACTCTAGTACTGAATATGAATTTTTTCGAGACGAAGTGGGAGCTAAGTCACAAGTAAATGCTTCCCCTCAAGGCTTGAATTTAGAAGCAGGTGATGCTATAACTGTACAAGCAGCTACAGGAAGTAGTAAAATACAAGGCCTGATAAGTTATGCTTTAATAGACAGATCGCAAGAAAATGGATAAAGACATATTAAATATACACTGCACTACGGTAACCATTTGTAAAAACACATGGACTGGTAAAGTATATAAAGACGAAGAAGAAATGAAAGCGGATGTTGCAGATCCAAATACAGCTACGACAATGGATCATATT